TCTCTTACAACCGAACCCTAACTCTCTCGTCATGGAAGCGATGAAGGCGAAAGAGCAGGCTATGGTGGCTATCGGGGCGCGGATCATTACGGACCGGGGTAATAACGAAACGGCAGAGGGCGCCCGGATCCGCTTCGCGTCTGAGAACAGCGTACTCGGGGATATTGTGCAAAACCTCTCTATGGCGATTGAGCAGTGCATCGCATGGTGCGGCGAGTTCATGGGCGCATCTGACGAGGCCGAGTTCCAGATTAATCGGGAGTTCTACGATAAGTCGGTAGACCCTCAGTTAATCATGGCTATGACGACGCTCCTTGACCGGCAGATTATCTCGGACGCGGACATCTTCGACCGGCTTAAGGCTGCTGGGATCATTGAAGGGGACCGCACCTTAGAGGATGTACGGGAAGAACTGGGCGAAGTGAGCCCCTTGGCATAGGGAGGCGCATATGCCGACAAAAAAGAAGTCCACGGTCAACGCTGCGGGTAACTACACGAAGCCCACTATGCGTAAGCGCCTTTTTGAGAGGATCAAGGCAGGCGATAAGGGTGGCAAGCCGGGGCAATGGTCTGCCCGTAAGGCTCAGATGCTCGCAAGGCAATACAAAGCCAAAGGCGGAGGCTACAAGTCATGAAGAAGCCCCAAAAGAGCCTTAAGAACTGGACTAAGCAGGAATGGGACTACACCGGGAAGCCGGGCAAGTCTCGCTACCTCCCCAAGGCTGCGCGTGAAGCCCTGACGCCGGGTCAGAAGGCAGCAGGGAGCCGTGCTAAGAACAAGGCATCTAAGAAGGGTAAGCAATCTGCCTCCTACACGAAAGCAGAGCGTGCTGCCGTCAGGAGGGCTACCCGTGGCTAAGGACCCCCGGATCGAGAGGTTAGGCGTTGAGGGATATAACAAGCCGAAACGGACTCCTAAACATCCAACGAAAAGCCACGTTGTATTGGCTAAAGAGGGCGACACGATCAAGACGATACGCTTCGGGCAGCAAGGGGTATCGGGAAGCCCAGCGCGAAAGGGTGAATCAGAAGCTGCGAAAGCTCGTAGAAAGTCATTCAAAGCGCGTCACGCCAAGAACATCGCCAAGGGAAAGCTAAGTGCGGCCTATTGGGCTGACAAGGTGAAATGGTAATGCCGGTCTATAAGGTAAAAGGCGGCTACCGCTGGGGTAAGTCTGGGAAGGTGTATAAGACGAAGGCAGAGGCCGAGAAGCAGGGTCGAGCCGCTTACGCTTCGGGGTATAAGCCCAAGAAATGAGTACGAATGACGATATTCGGGACGCCTTCATCAGGCACCAAATCTTCGTGCAACGCTACGCGAAGGGGCGGGAGCGTGAGGCGGAGGAGTTTATTCGTAAGGTATTAGACGAAGCCGTGTCTCGGTTGAACGTAGACCTAACGGAACTATCTCGAGCCCGATTAGACCGCCTCATTCAAGACCTAATCCAGATGGTCAACGAGCTAAACGGGGACTATACGGACGGGTTCATTCAGGAAGCCTTAGACTTCGTAGAGTATGAGGTAGGCTTTAACTTCAGAGTCCTTGGAGCGAACGTGGCGGTTGATACCGTCCTTCCGAATATGGCCCAAGTCCAAGCCGCTATGCTGACGAACATCATGGACCTTGAGCCTACGAAGGGCTACACGATTCGCGATGCACTCCAAGAGTTCGGCAGAAAGAAGGCGCAGCAGATCGTTCAGAAGATTAGGGACGGCATCGTGTTAGGCGATACGACCCAGCAGATCGTTAAGAACATCAAGGACCTTGAGGGCATTCAATCACGGCAGGCTGCGGCTCTAGCTAGAACCGTGACTAATCATGTGTCGATTCAGGCCCGTCAAATCACCATGAGGGAGAACGATGACATTATCGACTCTTACCAATGGGTGGCGACGCTGGACTCACGCACTAGCCTTATTTGCGCATCGCGTGATGGACAAATCTTTAAAGATATTGATTCTAATCCTAAGCCTCCTGCTCACTTTAATTGTCGCTCTACTATTACTTGGGTGGTTAATCCTGAGTATGACCTTGGCGCTGATATTGAGGGTGATAGACCTTCGGTCGGAGCGGATGGCACGCGGTCTGTAGGGGCGGACACGACTTACGAGCAATGGTTACGGAAGCAGCCGAAAGTCTTTCAAGAGGAGGTCTTGGGAATTGCTAAAGCGAAGCTATTCCGGGACGGTAAGATTTCTATAGGCAGGTTCGTAGATGAACAGGGGCGCGTGTTATCATTAGACCAGCTTAGAGAGCTAGAACCCCTCGCATTTGAGCGAGCGGGACTTTAACGCGGCTGAGCCGCAACGTGCTAACCAGAGGTGACGCATGAGTGAACTACTGAACGACATCGAGCTAGACGAATCGGTAAAGGCGCAGCTTTCTGAGCGCTTCAATCAGGCGCTACAGGCTACATTAGAGAACGAAACGAAAGGGCTTAAGTCGAAGGTAGACGAGCTTCTTTCGGAAAAGAAGAAGGTACAGCAGGAGCGGGAACAGGCCCTCCTTCAGGCTAAGCAAGAAGCCGAGGAGAAAGCGGCGAAGGAAAACGACTACAAGCAATTGTTTGAGTCGCAGAAGCAAGAGGCCGATACGCTCCGCTCTACTATTGATAAAATGAACGCCGATATTAGGCAGCAGAAAGTATCGGCGGAGGCTGCTAAACTAGCGGCGCAGTTGACAAAAGATACGGGGCGCGCACAATTGCTCCAGAAAGAGATTAGCCAAAGGCTGACTCTGGTCGATAATGAATTGCGAGTTACGGACGAGAGCGGCCAGTTAACCGTTTCGTCTATGGAAGATTTGACTAACTCCATTCGGACGGCATACCCGTTCCTCGTGGATGGCAGTCAAGCTAGTGGCGGCGGGGCCGTCAAGGCGCAAGGTGGAGCCGAAGCGCGTAAGGAAGTGAGCAGGGCCGCTTTTGACAATATGGACCAGCGCCAACGCGCCGAGTTCGTGAAGGCAGGCGGTAAGATTTATGACGAATAACTTTGGAGGCCGACATGGCTAACGTACTGACCAACCTCGCAGCCGACATCTACGTCGCTGCCGATGTAGTGGGGCGGGAGCTAACCGGCTTCATCCCTGCCGCTACCATCAACGCGAATGGCTCCGAGCGTGTTGCTAAGGGCGATACCGTCCGCGCTGCGTTCACCCGTGCTGCTAGCGTGGTGGATGTGTCCGAGGCGATGACGATCCCGGAAGGGACCGACCAGACCGTGGACAACAAGACCCTCTCCATCTCCAACAGCCGTGCTGTCCAAATCCCTTACACGGGCGAGGACATTCGTCACCTGAACAACGGTGTCGGCTTTGAGACTGTGTATGGCGACCAGATCGCTCAAGCTATGCGCGCTCTCGTCAACGAGATGGAAGCCGATCTGGCAGAGGAAGCGTACAAGAACGCCTCCCGCGCCTTCGGCACCGCTGGCACGACCCCGTTCGGCTCCAACTTCTCCGAGGTGGCAGAGATTCGCCAAATCCTCGTTGATAACGGTATGCCTGCTAACGACGGCCAAGCCTCTCTCGTTCTGAACACTGTCGCCGGTACGAACCTGCGTCAGCTTGCTCAGCTTCAGAAGGTGAACGAGGCTGGTGGGTCTGACCTCCTGCGCCAAGGTACGCTCCTCGAGCTTCAGGGCCTCGCTCTCCGCGAGTCCGCTCAAGTTCAGAGCCACACCAAGGGCACGGGTTCCAGCTACCTGCTCAACGATGCTTCGTCCGCCATTGGCGACACGACCATCGCTGCTGACGGTGGTTCCGGTACCATCCTCGCTGGTGACATCGTTACCTTCGCAGGCACGACCGACAAGTACGTTGTGAACACCGCCCTCTCCGGTGGTTCCTTCACGATTGGTGCTCCCGGTCTCCGCGCTGCTGAGAGCGATAACGACGCCATCACGGTGGGTAACAGCTACACCGCAAACGTGGCCTTCCACCGTCGCGCTCTGGAGATCGCCATGCGCGCTCCTGCAGTGCCCGAGGGTGGCGATGCTGCCGATGACGCAATGACCGTGCAGGACCCGTTCTCCGGGCTCGTGTTCGAGATTCGCGTGTATCGCGGCTATCGTAAGACCATGATCGAAGTGGCAGCAGCATGGGGTGTCAAGGCTTGGAAGCCTGACTTCATCGCTACGCTCCTCGGTTAAGAGGTATCAGGGGGCCTTCGGGCCCCCTTTCTCTCGGGGGTAAGAAATGGAAAAGAAGAAGCCGGGGCCTAAGCCCAAACTGGTCAAGATGGTACGCCCTGACGGCAAGACCGCTGACGTACACCCCTCTGAAGTCGAGAACTACAAGCTGGGCGACTATAAGGTGGTCAAATAATGGCTATCATCGTTGAAGATGGAACCGTAGTCGCTACGGCTAACTCTTACATCACCGTCGCAGAATATAAAAGCTGGGCTGATGATCGCGGGATCACCTACGGGACCGACGCGGCCATCTCCAAGCAGTTATACCGTGCGCACGACTATTTCGAGTCGCTAGAGTTTAAGGGCGTGAAGCATACGGAAGCTCAGCCCATGCAGTGGCCGCGGGATGACGTCTACATTGATGGCTATGCTGTCGATTCGGACGAGATCCCTAAAGAGGTGAAGACGGCCATTTACGAGCTGATCAAGATCGAGGCGGACGGCGACTCCCGTCTGGCCCCTTCAGAGCGTGAGGTAACGTCCGAGCAGGTGGATTCGATTAAGATCACCTACAAGGACAGCGCAGGCATGAAGCGCACGACCCCTGCGCTTACCCAAGCTCTAAGGAAGCTCGTTCAACCTGTAACGATGGTGTCCCGAGCGTGACCTATAACTACACGCCTCTTACGCAGTCTGCTGGCCGGATGATTGCGAAGTTCGGGACCCAGTATACGTTCACACGGGTAACGAAGGGGACATATGACCCAGCTACCGGAACGACCACGGACACCTCGTCTACCTTTACGGCGTACGCTTGCCTTTTTGACTATTCTGACGCTGATAGGGCTGACGGTTCTGTACTACAGGGCGACCGTCGAATGCTCGCGGAGAGCGGAACGTATGAAGTGGGCGATACGGTCGTGGTGGGATCGGAGACTTACCGAATTGTCTCGATTAGCGATATCGGGCCCAGTGGGACCGTGGTCGCATCAAACCTACAGGTTAGGAAATGAAGGGCTGGACCGAAGCAACGCTAGAGTTTTCCGGGATACCCGAGAAGGTAGTTCGGGGGACTCTGTTCGGCCTAACGAACCGAATCATTAAGCGTAGTCCTGTAGACACGGGGCGCTTTCGGAACAATTGGCAAGCGTCAGTTAATACTATCAACACCGCTACGACGGAAAGCGTAGACCGCTCTGGCTCTGGCGCGATCAATAAGGCGCGAGGCACGATTAATAACCTAAAGATGGGCGGGACGTTCTACCTGTCAAACAATCTGCCTTATGCGCGTCGGCTAGAGTATGGCTGGTCTAAGCAAGCGCCCAGCGGGATGCTACGGTTAAGCGTGGCCGAGCTACAGGCGCGAATGAATGAGGCGAACAAGTGAGTACCTACTTCAACGATATGCAGGCAGCGCTTGATGCCCGTCTAGATTCTATGGATTCAACGCCCGTAGCATGGCCTAACATCCCTTATGAGCCGTCTGCGGGTACTACCTATGTTCGCCCACAGTTCCTGCCTGCGGAGACCGTACAAGCCTCTCTGGGGGCTTCTGGGAAGGATGAGACGAACGCTATCTATCAGGTGAACGTTGTATATCCTCGGGGCGCAGGGCGGACTACACTACCCGATACGATTGCAGACCATTTCAAGCGGGGCACCGTTCTGACTTATAATGGTACGAGCTTGCGGGTTCGGTCTGTCAGTATCGGTCCTGCAATTTTAGACGGCGCGTGGGTATTCGTGCCGGTTTCGATTGATGTGCAGACATATACAGGGGCACGGTCATGACTATTGCAAACGGCGCACAACATAGTCTGCACTTCGTTGCAGAATCGACCTATGGAACCACGCCTTCTACGCCTACTTGGACGCCGGTTCCCCATACCGGGACAACCCTTGCGCTTACGAAGGACGCTATCGAGTCCGAGAAGCTCCGGGGCGATCGGCAGGTTGAGGACTTTCGCCACGGGAATAAGAGCGTTTCCGGTGAGATCACTGGCGAGCTTGAGTACGCAGCAGTTGATGACCTGCTCCAAGCTGCACTGTGTGGTACTTGGGCTTCTGACGTTCTCAAGGCAGGAACTACCCGCCGGTCCTTTACGTTTGAGCGGAAGTTCGCAGACCTTGCTACGCCAGAGTATCACCGCTACACCGGCTGTGAGATCAACTCGCTGGCGCTTAGCGTATCGCCAAACTCAATGGTAACGGCTACCTTCGGGGTTATCGGTAAGGACCTGACCACCAATACGAGCCAAGTCGCATCCAGCACTTACAGCGCGGACGTAGGAAACACCCCCTTCGACTCCTTTACCGGGTCAATTACGGAGGGTGGCTCCACAATTGCAACGGTAACGGCGCTTGAGATGACTCTTGAGAACGGCATTGAGCCGCTCTTCGCCATTGGATCAGCTACGACCCAGCGCCCGGCTATTGGGAAGTCGCGGGTTACGGGTACGCTGACGACCTACTTTGAGTCCAAGGCGCTCTATGAGAAGTTCCTCAACGAAACCAGCAGCAGCATCGCTCTGACCCTGACTGACCTCGACGGTAACGACTACCTGATTGAGATCGGGAACGTTAAGTATAACTCGGGACAGCCTGATGTTTCGGGAGAGGGCGCAATCACTATCGCTATGGACTTCGTGGGTCTGTATGACACCTCCGATGCTTCTAACATCGTGATTACCCGGACTGCTGCATAACCCATAAAAGGGCGGGATTATGGAGTTTGACAAGCTAGCCACTACGGCAAGCCATGAAGCCGGGGCAGAGGTGAATATCCTCTCCCCGGTTGATGGTTCTAAGACTGATGTTTTCATCAAGATTAAGGGCGCAGACTCTAAGGCGTGGCGTGTACAACGTAAGCGCCAAACCTCTGCTATCGTTCAGGCTAAGTCTGAAGGGAAGCTAGACGAGATCGACTACGATGCGCTAGACGTAGAGGCGTTAGTGGCGATTACGATTGACTGGCGGAACCTTACGAAGGGCGGCAAGAAGTACGAATGCACCCCTGAGAACGCCAGAGCCCTCTACGAGCAATCACCCTCTATCGTTCAGCAGCTTCTAACTTTTCTCGGTGAATCGGCAAATTTTACGAAGGGCTAGCCGATAGCTTCGTGCGGTTTGGCCGGTGGTGTATGTATATGCACTCAAGCCCGGAAGGATCATCGGTTAGCCGCTACGAAACGCTAAAGCAGGTAGAGAAATCCACGGGGAGGACGCCTAAAGAGCTACAGACGGGGCCTAAGCTATCCGAGGAGCATGATAGCGTATGGCAAGCGTACACCTCCCTTTCGGAGTATACTTATTCGGAGATCGAGAGTTATGTACGCCTGACCGGCCATGAGTTAGATTGCTGGGAAGTCGAAGCCATCATGGCGCTGGCAAAGTATCGCGAGGTGGAACCTAAATGGCCTCTGTAGAAGGTTTAATCACTCTAAAGGCAGATACGGCACAGGTTCGCAAAGCGACTACGGACCTGTCTAACTTCAATAAGGGCGCGGTCAACGCCTCTACGTCTGCCCAGAACCTTGGAAACAACGTCATTAACGCGCAGAGCAAATTCAAGGCTGCTCGTGGCGCTACCTCACAACTGTCCTTCCAGCTTCAAGACATCGCGGTTCAAGCCCAGTCTGGCACCTCTGCCTTTACCATTCTCGCTCAACAGGGTCCGCAGATTGCATCGGTGTTCGGTCCCGGTGGTGCGGTGGTCGGTGCGTTTATTGCGGTAGGCGCTGCTCTCGCTGGCGTTGCCTTTAATATGAAGACTGTCCGCATGAGTTCGGCGGAGCTAGAGGCGGCGATCCAAGGGCTAGAGAAGGAGTTTAATCAGCTAACCGCAGCCCAGCAGGAGTTCATTCGCCGGCAGACCGAGTTCGCCATTCGTGAAGAACAAGAGCGGCTAGACCAGCTACGGGAACGCTACTCTAAGCTGAAGAACGTCCTTAACCCTCTCGCAGCGGCTTATGGGTTAAACGCCGAGAAGATCGAGGACCAGAAGAACAAGGAAACCGAGCTTCTTATTCAGATCGAGCTATCAGAGAAAAAGATCAATGACTTACGGAAAGCTATTGATGGCGAATCGGAGAGCATTGACGACCTGATAGAGGGACTGGAACAAGAAGCAGCGTTAATCGGGCTAAGTAACCGGGAGCGGGACTTAGAAATCGCTAAGCGAGCAAATGCTAGTGCCCTACAGCGGGAGCAGATTGAGCTTCTCTATGACGAGATCGAAGCTAAGGAAGCGGCGGCGAAGAAAGAGGAAGAACTACGCCTAAAACGGGAGATTGACGACGAGCTAGCGGCTAAGCGGTTCCAAGCCCGTGAAGAAGCTATGACGCGCATCTTTGAGGAGGAGCGTCGTAAGCGGCAGGAGCGGGAAGAAGAACTAGCCCGTCTTGGGACCCAGAGAATGCTAGAAGCCTCTGAAATGCTTTTGGCTGGCAAGTCCAAACACGCTCAACAGGCAGCCCAACTGGCTATCAATCTTGCCGACGCTGAGAAGCGGGAGAATGCGAAGCAAATCATCTCTGATTCGTATGCTGCTGCGATGAAGGCGTATAAGTCGCTCTCTGGCATCCCCGTTGTAGGCCCTGCATTGGGCGCTGCGGCTGCTGGAGCGATTATCGCTGCTGGGGTGACGTATTCCGCGAAAAGCCTCACAGGGCGCGCTCTGGGCGGTCAGGTGCGCCCCGGCGAATCCTATGTAGTGGGCGAGCGTGGTCCTGAAGTGTTGACTATGGGTAACGCTGGCGGACGGATTGCTACGAACGAGTCCATGCGTGGATCGGCCCCGAGTCTGGTCTACTCCCCGACTGTAAATATCTCTGGTGGCGCGACTGAACAAGATCGCGCCTTATTCACTGCCCAACTGCGCCAGCAGAAGGCGGAGATCGCTGACCTATTAGCCCGGAGGCGCTTCTAATGCCCCTGACAATGCCCTCAGTAAGCCCTACGGACACTTCGTGGTCTATCGTGTCTAACAGTAGGCAATTCGTTTCCCCGCTTACAGGGGCCATACAGACGGCTCAGAGGACGGGTAATCGGTGGCGGGTATCTCTTACCTTCCAGAACCTGTTCACCGCTGACAGGGCGGCTATGCAGGCGTTCCTAAGCCAGTTACAGGCGACGGCGAACAACTTCTATCTTCAGGACCACAGTTACACCCGTAGGGCTGACGGCGATGGTACGCCTCGGGTCAATGGTGCTTCGGAGACTGGGAACGAGATTGATACGGATGGCTGGACCTCGGGGACCTATGCGATGCTCGTAGGGGACTTCTTTGAGGTGAATGGGGAACTGAAGATGTGCGTAGCAGATGCCACGATCACGGCAGGAGCAGCTACGATTCAGTTCGTGCCTGAATTACGGTCTACCCCAGCGGATAACACGGTGCTAGAGATTGATACCCCTAAGGGCATCTTCCGCCTCATCTCTAATGAGTCCTCGTGGTCTAACCGGTCTCCAGTGATATCAAGTTTCACCTTTGATTGCGTTGAGGATGTGATCGCATGAGCCGGGGGCTAGACGCTACCAATATAAACGCCGTCGATGGGGCTGTAGTTCGGCCTGTGGTGTTTTGCGAGATCGAATATGACTCTCCTACCGGAACCCTCTACCTTCACGACAATATTGGCGATATTACCGCTGATGATTGGAATGGCACTTCCAGAACGTGGTCAGGGTTAGGTGACTTCGGGTCTATCTCTACGATTGAAGAAGGGAGCCAGATTTCCCCTTATAAAGTGGATCTCGTTTTATCAGGCATAGATGCGACGGTAGCTAATGCCCATCTAGCAGACGATACCATTCTGCGTAATGTGTACCTCTCAATCGGGTTTATCGGGCTAGACCGTGTAGTGCTATCCGACCCCCACCCCATGTGGGCTGGGAAGATTGACGATGTGCAGGTGGCGGTAGGAACTCAGTCTGTTATTCGCGTTTCGTGTGAGTCAAAGCTAGCAGCCTTTGAGAAGATCAATGGACGGCTCCAGAACGACGCACACCATCAGGCCGAGTTCTCCGGGGACCTGTTCTATAAGTACCTGCCCCAGATGGTAGAGGCTAAGTTCCGCTGGGGTGGTAAGACCCAGACGTTCGGCACAGGGGCTAGCGATGGCGTCTTTGGCATCGCTAATGGTATGCGTGGCGAAATCCCGTATCTACGATGAATAGGTATGAAGCGGTTAAGGCTGCGGTCCGTAAGTTTGAGGACGCGCCCTTTACCTACGGCAACTTTGACTGCTGCGAGTTCGTGCGAGAGGTAGCGACGTTATACCGAGGGCACGACCCTGCCCCGGAATTGGTCTATATGGACGAGGGCGACGCGAATCACATAATCGCGGACTTCGGGGGGCTGTCTCCTCTCATGACGTATGTGTTCGGGGATGCTATCGAGCCTGAAGATACGAACGTGGGAGATGCGCTAAAATTAAAGCTACCCAAGACGGGCGAAATCATGGGTGTGCGGGTTCCTGATGGCGCATTAGTCCCGGTTATGAGGGGGCTGCTTAGGGTAGACCTTCGTTACGCCTTAGAGGGCTGGAGAATCTAATGCCACAGGCAGCGCTAACAGTAGCGGTATTTGCGGCTCAGGCAGTAGGAACGGCTGTCTCTGCCGGTATTGTTGCGGTGGCTGGGGCTAGTGCTGCGACGTTAGCGGCTGGGGCAGCGCTATCCTCTATCGCGTATAGCTCCTATGCGGCAAAGAAAACCGAGGCTGATGCGAGGAAGGACGCTGCCCGTTCTGCGCGTGACATTACGGTTCGTAGTGCCATTGAGCCTGCTCGGATCATTTACGGTACTGCTAGAACCTCTGGCCCTGTGGTCTATACCAATACGGCCCCGACTCTCGGCACTAGCGATAACTCTACGCTCTGGACCGCTATCAGCCTCTGCCAGCATGAGATCGACGACATTACGGAAATCTGGCTAGACGGGGACCAAATCCTATCCTCTGCCATTGATTGGGCTGGTACTGGAGGCGTTACTTCTGGGAAGTACGGCCCCATTGGTTCTAATGAGGTAACGAACTTCTACCGTCGATTGGGAACGGATACCCAAACCCATGTCACCGAACTTGCAACTGCAATTAGTGACTGGACCTCCGATTACGATGGGAGAGGCGTTGCCTACATCGTGTCGGCCTTTGAACTAGGGACGGCTACGGGTGAGGGTGTCTGGGCGCAGGGAGCGCCTAAGAATATCCGCGCTGTCATTAAGGGGAAGAAAGTCTACGATCCCCGTAAAGATTCGACTCAGACCGGCGGATCAGGGGCCCACCGTTTAGCTGATCCTACAACTTGGGAATGGTCAGACAACCCTGCTCTATGTGTTGCGGATTACCTCTTTGACGCTCGCTTAGGCATGGGTGCAGAGGGGATTACCTATAACGAGATTGACTGGGAGTTAGTGTTCGCTGCGGCTAACGTCTGCGACACGCTCGTAACGACCCCGGACGGGAACCAGAAGCGCTTTACCTGCAACGGTGCGTTATCGACGGGCGAAACCTACGCCGAGAACATCAAGCAGCTTCTCTCGTCTATGTCCGGGCAGATCACATGGTCTGGCGGTAAGTTCCGCATCCGCGCTGCTGCTTACGAAGCTCCTACCTATTCCTTCACGGGCGACGATGTAGTCGGGGACGTTCAGATTCAACCGGAACGGACAAGAACCCAGCGCTATAACAAGATTCGGGGAACCTTCATCGACCCGGATTCGGATTACGTCGCCACCCAGTTTATCCCCGTTGAGAATACGAGCTACAAGAATACGCGGGACGGGGGGCAGACCCTAACTCAGGAAATCAAGCTGCCCTTTACGAATGACGAGTACATGGCGCAGCGGATCGCCTTTAAGCAATTGAACCTGAATAACCAGCAGCTACGGTGCATCGTTCCCTTCAACTGGAAGGCGATGAAGGTAGCTGTAGGGGACCGGATTCAATTAAGCATTGACGAATTAAGCTGGTCTAACAAAGTCTTTCGGGTAGACGGCTGGTCCTTCTCCCCTGATTCCGGGTTTAACCTTGAGCTACAGGAAGACTCCTCCTCTGCCTACGCTGACCCGGGCCTGTCTGATTACTCAACCCGTACCTTAGCAGGGACTGTCTCCTTCGCGGATCAGGCTGTGTCCGCTCCCTCTGGCTTACAGGCGACCTCCGAGGAAGAAGCCGTTCTATTGGAATGGGACCCTCCGCCTCGGCCCTCTGGCTACGACGAGGTTGTGATCTACGCCTCTGCGACCTCTGCATGGTCTGGTGCCTCGGAGATCGGGCGAACCCGTGGAAGCACCTTCCGCCATGAGCTTACCCGTGGGACGGCTCGTTATTACTGGGTTCGGGCTGTTGATGTAGATGGTAGGGAGTCAATTCGGGACCCTGACTCCGATACGTCAACGGTTACAGCAACGGCTGGGCAGATTGCGACGAGCCAGCTAAACGACGATGCGAGCTTCGCTGATACGGCAGATTGGCCTCAGGTGACAGGGGTAGGGAGGCCGGAAGATAACGCCACGGTCGGAGCTACCGTAGGAACGGACCTTTACGACACCGACGGAACCACGGTCCTCGGAACGGCGGACGTTATCAACAGCGTTTTGGCTCAAGAAATCCTCCAAGTGGAAACGGAAGGGGAGGAGATTCTTGACCTTGAGACTGGGAACGCGGTCGATATTCAGAACCTCGGCGACGTTGCCATCTTCGTTAATGAATCAAATACGACGATCAATACCCGGATCGACACGACCAATACGAACCTGAGCAACCTACAGAATACCGTTGTAGACCTTACCTCTGGCGTTTCGGATATCTTCCTTCAGGCGACGGCACCCGTTGCAGGGGTTGGTGGTGTACCTGACCCTATCCCGACTTTCTCGCGCTGGTATGATACGGACGATAACAACGCGCCGTATTACTGGGACGGCTCCCAATGGCTGTCCTTAGAGGACCCCCGCATCGGGGCTAATGAGTCGGCTATCACTTCCCTTTCAAGCCGCATGACCACGGCGGAAGGGGATATCGACACTAACACCGCAGCGGCGGCTGCTAACGCCTCTGATATAAGCGCAAACGCCTCGGCAATCTCGACGCTCGACACCACGGTGACGAGTCAGGGCAGCACCATTGCCAGCCTGTCTACGCAGCAGACCGCCCTAACGGCGACGCTTGATTTCATTACGAAGGTAGAAGACGAGGCGGCACAAGAGCCCATCGACCTTGAAACGTCAGGGGTGCTTGATCTTGAAACCCTCGACGATGTGACGAGCGCGACGAGTTCGGCCATTACCTCCCTCGACGTTCGGACTACAGCAGCAGAGGGAACGCTGGTCACGCAGGCGACGGAAATCACCGAGCTTCAATCGGTGCTATCGGTGGATGGTGAGTTCTCCGCTACGGTAAACGCCATTGAAACGCTCGGCACGCGGATCACCTCAAATGATGACGAATTGAGCACGGTGGCCGGGCAGATAACAGCCTTGCAAAGCACCGTGAACGATCCAACGACCGGGGTGGATGCGAATGCTACGGCCATTAGCGGACTGACGACGCGGGTTGATTCGGCAGAGGGGAACATCACCGTTCTCACCTCCGAAGTGGTCGCAATTGAGGGCATCCTTCAGGACCCTGACGGGAATTATTCCGCCAGTGCTAACGCCATTCAGACCCTTGAAACGGTGCTGCAAGATGATGGTGGGGGATTTACCGCCAGCTCGAATGCCATCACAGAATTAAACAGCACGGTGGACGGAAACACGGCGTCTATCACGACCCAAGCCACGAGCATCAACGGACTCGAGGCGCAGTACACCGTCAAGATTGATAACAACAATCGGGTGGCTGGATTTGGTCTAGCGAGTACGGCAGCGGACGCCACGCCATTCTCTGAATTTGTGGTGGTCGCGGATCAGTTCTCAATCGTCAATCCGGCGTCTACGGCTGACACGCCCCTGACTCCCTTCCAAGTGGTGAGCAACAAGGCGCGGTTTACGACTGATGTGCAGATTGACGGCAGCCTGCTCATCAATGGCACGGTCGATGCCGACGCCATCAACGTCACCAATCTCGCAGCGATCAGCGCGGACCTTGGGACTGTTACGGCTGGCTCCCTTGCTTCCTCCCTAATCACTGGCGACATCTCCACCTTCGTGACCTTTGCGGACACGACCTCGCAGGATGTGATCGAGGACGATGGGGAAGTGGTTATTCAGACCTTCCTGCTTCCCGGTAACAGTCTCGGCCTTCAGCCAATCATCATTGCCACGGCCTATTTCATTTACAACACGGGCATGGATCAAAACGGCTCATTGGTCTTTAGGGTAAGGCAGGGGCAGAACAGCACAAGCGGGACCGTTGTCTCAACCCTTATCATTCACAACCGCAGGGAGTCGGGCGTGATTGAGTCGGGCTCGATTAACATCATCGGGGTGGACTCGGAAAAGACTGCTGACCAGTATTATTCAATCACAGTTGACGTTGACTCGGGGAACACTACGGACGGCGCGACCTTCTCCAATGTGCGCGGCGTGGTAATCGGAGGCCGATGATGTACGCGCTATGGGACGACGAGGCAGGAAAAGTCATAGCAGGCCCTCAGAGCGTCGGAGGGGACGGCTGGCTGGCGGTAATTGACGAGGTGGGGGAGTACGACCCCCTGACCCAAAAGAAGCTCCTGAGGCGTTCTGGGGGCGTTCTGGAGTACGTTTTAGAGGACAGGGAGGCGGACTGGGCTGCGATCAATCGTGGCAAGCGCGACCTACTCCTCAAGGAGTCCGACTGGACCCAACTCCCTGACTCACCCCTAAACGAGGCGCAGAGAGCAGCGTGGGCAGCCTATAGGCAGGCTCTACGCGATCTTCCCAATGATGTAAACTGGCCTAACTTAGACGCGGACGACTGGCCGCAGCTGGAGGTTTGAAATGAGCAAGATTTCCGAGCTTTCTGACGGCGGATCGCTTCAGAGTACTGACTACCTCATCGCGGTGCGAAGTGGTGGCAACGTCAAAGTGCAGGCGGATGGAACGGTCACTGGGACGACCGGATCGTTTAGCGGCAACGTGTCATTTGCAGACAACGCCAAAGCCATCTTCGGCGCTGGGTCGGACCTTCAGATTTATCATGATGGAACAGATAGCATCATCGATGACAACGGAACTGGCTCCTTAAAGCTTCAGACGGGCGCAAGCACAAAGCTTGAAGTTACTTCCACAGGCATCGACGTTACCGGCACCGTCACGGCTGATGGGCTGACGGTTGATACCGACACCCTCTACGTCGATGCGACGAACAATCGGGTAGGTGTGGGCACGACGAGTCCAGCATCAAAGCTGTCCATTGCGGCTGGCGATCTTTTGCTAGACAACACGCGCTCTATCATTTTCAAAGATAGCGGCGGCGTTGCGCGCTCAATTCTGCAATATTATTCCGACAATTCTACTTATCTTGACGCACCAAACGGCAGCACTATTTTTAGAAACGGCGCTAGCAACACGGAAAAAATGCGCATCGACTCCAGCGGCGCATTAGGCTTAGGAACAACGCCGCCAACGACCAGCGCCCATCCCCAAATGTTCATTGGAACTGAGGCAGTTATTCTTGGAAACGCTTCGGGCGCTTTGGATATAGGAAACAATTTATATTACAACAGCGGTTGGAAGTATCGAACAACAGGAGCGGGTTCATTACAAAATTTTGATGCGTCAGGGAACATTGCTTTTTATAGGGTGGCATCAGGGACAGCAGATACTGCTGTAACTCTTGATGAGAGCGCCCGCATCGACTCGTCAGGCAATCTTCTGGTGGGGACTACTGACTCTATTGTCTACAACGAAGGCTCAACAGGCAATTCTGGCGTTGTAATTAGTTCGGACAATTATTACTCAGCCGCTAGAAAAAATGCCGCAACATTATTTTTAAATCGACAAGCCTCTGATGGAGCTATTGCTCAATTTTACAAAGACGGCACCACGGTCGGGAGTATTTCTGTTACCTCTTCCGCAACCTCTTATAACACCTCATCAGACCAACGCCTTAAAGAAAACATCGCGGACGCAGAGAGTGCTTCAGAGCTTATTGACGCTATCCAAGTACGTTCGTTTGACTGGAAGGCTGACGGCTCTCACCAACGCTACGGCATGGTGGCGCAGGAGCTTCTTGAAGTAGCCCCGGAGGCTGTGTCGCAACCCGAAGACCCTGAAGCAATGATGGGCGTGGACTACTCCAAACTGGTGCCCATGCTTGTCAAAGAAATCCAATCCCTACGCGCCCGCGTGGCGCAGCTTGAAGGAGCATAACCATGGCAGC